AGAAGGAGATTTATAATGCTCGTTAAAGATAGAGTACTTATCTTTGATGGTTTGAATGTCTTTATGCGTCACTATATAGCAAATCCAGCAATGTCTGATAATGGAGAGCAAATTGGAGGTATTGCTGGATTTTATTATAATATGGTTAACTTAATTGAGAAATGTAAACCAGAAAGTGTAATTGTAGTTTGGGAAGGTGGAGGTTCGAAAAGAAAAAGAGACCTTTTCAAAGAATATAAAAATGGCAGCAAACCGCAAAAATTAAATAGATATTACGATAAAGAAGATATTCCAGATAGCTACCAAAACAGAAATTTTCAATTAAGTACATTAATATCAATAATATCTAACTTGCCAGTTTGTCAAATATACGTAGAAGATGCTGAAGCTGATGATGCAATTGGTTATATTTGCAAATATAAATTACATAAGAAAAACAAAATAATAGTTTCAGGTGATCATGACTACTATCAACTAATTGATGACGATTGCATCATATATTCTCCTAACTCAAAGTCATTTATTAATACAGAAAAAGTAATTGAAAGATACGGCGTTCATCCTCACAATTTTTGTTTAGCAAAATCAATGGTAGGTGATAAATCAGATAACATTCCTGGTGTGCCAGGAGTTGGATATAAAACACTCGCAAAAGAATTTAAAGACTTATTCTTAAAAGAAGCCTTCGAAAACAACTCATTTCAGCTGTTTATAGAAAACGACGTTAAAGCAGAAAACAATCCTAAAAAGAAACTATATAAACACATTAAAGATAATGAAAGTTTAATAGAACGAAACGTCAAACTTGTTAGGCTGGATATTGATAATCTCGCACATGTTCAAGTTAAAAAGATTGATGAAAGTATTGAAAATTTTAAACCTGCATGGGATAATATAAACGGCAATAAAATATTAAACAAGAATAACATTAAAAACATTAACTTCTCTAAGCATAATTTTTATTTTAGAAGTTTAACAAAAGGACAATTAATAAATGAGTAATGAAAATTATTTTTCTAAGTATGGAAAAGATTTCCAAGAAAAGATTTTTCAAGCACTTTTAACAGATCATCAATGGTCTGCACAAATGTTTGAAATTATGAAGTATGACTATTTTGAATTAAAATATCTTCAATTTCTTTGTGATCGGTTTTTTGGATTTTTTAACAAATACAGAAATTTTCCAACACTACAGCTTCTCGTAACAATCATCAAAGATGAATTATCATCAGGTGATGATGTTATTTTAAGAGAACAAGTTGTAGAATATCTAACAAGAATGAAAGCTTCGCCTAATATTGGTGATCTTAAATTTGTAAAAGAAAAAACTCATGACTTTTGTAAAAAACAAGCATTGCAACTTGCGCTTGAAGAAAGTGTAAAAGCGATTAAAGAAGAAAATTACGAATCAGTCCTTAGTATCATGAAAGATGCAGTTTATAAAGGATCACCGTCTACTATTGGACATGATTTTTTTGAAGATCACGAAGCAAGATTTGTTTTAGTTGATAGAGCAACATGCCCAACAGGATTAAAAGAATTAGATAAAAAAGATGTTATGAATGGAGGCTTAGGTCGTGGAGAAATCGGAATTGTTGTTGCGCCTACTGGTGTAGGAAAATCTCACTGGTTAGTTGCTATGGGTGCAGAAGCGCTTAGAAGAGGAAAAAATGTTTTACACTACACGTTTGAGTTAACGGAAACTGCTGTAGGTATTCGATATGACTCTAATTTATGCAAAATACCGTCTTCAAACATATACGAAAACAAAGAAAAAGTACTCAAAACTTATTCAGAAAAAGACTTAGGAAGGTTAATAATTAAGCAATATCCGACAGGCACTGCTAGTGTTGTAACAATTAGAAATCATTTAGAAAAGTTAGCGATGAAAGACTTTGTTCCGAGTATAATTGTTATTGACTACGCAGACATTATGCGATCTACACGGACATACGACTCACTAAGGCATGAATTAAAGTTGGTTTACGAGGAATTAAGAAACTTGGCAATGGAAATGAACATACCTATTTGGACAGCATCGCAAGCTAACAGAGAAGCATCAAAAGCTGATATTGTTGGTTTGGAAAATATGTCTGAAGCTTATGGTAAAGCAATGGTTGCTGATGTAGTCATATCTTTGTCAAGAAAGCCGCTAGAGAAAGCAACAGGAGCAGGAAGACTTTTTGTTGCAAAAAATAGAGCTGGACGTGACGGGATCATGTTTCCTATTAGAATAGATACAAGCATGTCGACAATAGAGATATTATCAGATGTAGGTGAAATGTCTGTGATGGATGCAATTGAAAGCAATACAACAGGCACAAGAGATATGTTAAAATCAAAGTGGAAAGAAATTACAAATAGTTAGGAGAAACAATGTCAACATTCCCATATACACATGAACAAGTTTTTCAAGCAAGCTTGGAATATTTTAAAGGCGATGAGCTAGCAGCAAGTGTTTTTACAAATAAATACGCTCTTCAAGATAACGAAGGAAATTACTTAGAATCAACACCAGACGATATGCATAAAAGGCTTGCTAGAGAATTTGCGAGGATTGAGAGAAAGTATCCTAATAATATGGTTCTTGAAGAAATTTATCAACTATTTAAAGATTTTAAATATGTGGTACCGCAAGGTTCACCAATGAGTGGGATCGGAAATGAAGGAAAAATTCAATCTTTATCGAACTGCTTTGTTATTGAATCCCCTGCCGATTCTTATGGGGGAATTCTTAAGACGGACCAAGAGCAAGTTCAAATCATGAAAAGGCGCGGTGGCGTAGGATTTGATATCTCCACAATTCGCCCTAAGGGAATGTATACTTCAAATGCAGCAAAAACAACTGATGGAATCGAAGTATTCTTAGACCGTTTCTCTAATTCTTGTCGAGAAGTCGCACAAGGCGGCCGCAGAGGTGCCTTGATGTTGTCAATTTCTGTTCACCATCCTCAAGTAATGGAATTTATTAAAATTAAGCGAGACTTGACACGTGTAACTGGAGCAAACATCTCAGTTCGTGTTTCTGACGAATTCATGAAAGCAGTCAAATCCGGAACAGAATATATTCAACGTTGGCCAGTTGACTCACAAACGCCAGAAGTTCATGATCATGTTGATGCTAGAGAAGTTTGGGATGCATTGATTGAAGGAGCACATGCTTCTGCGGAACCGGGTGTTTTGTTTTGGGATACAGCTACACGAATGACACCTTCCGATGCATATTCTGACCTAGGTTTTGGTTCTGTTTCTACAAATCCTTGCGGAGAGATTATCCTTTCACCTTACGACTCGTGTCGTTTAATGCTCGTCAATCTTACTTCTTTTGTTAAAAACCCGTGGACAAAAAAAGCTGAATTTGATTACCGGCTTTTTAGAGACATTTCAAGAAAAGCTCAGCGTTTAATGGATGATATGATTGATTTAGAAATCGAGCAAATTGATAAGATCCTTGCAAAGATTGATTCCGATCCTGAAAATAATGCAGTAAAAACACCAGAAAGAAACTTGTGGCAAACAATTAAAAGAGTTGCTATTGATGGACGAAGAACTGGATTAGGAATTACAGGTCTTGGCGATGCTCTTGCTGCATTAGGGCAAAGATATGGTTCTGATGAAAGTATTAAAACAACAGAAGAGATTTATAAATGGTTATCGTTAGCATCATACGAAGAATCAATTCAGCTAGCTAAAGAACGTGGAAGCTTCCCTATCTGGAATGAAGAAAAAGAAGTAGGACATCCATTTCTTGATAGAATTATTGCAGAACTTACTCCTGGAGTTCAAGCTGATTATAAAAAATATGGTCGAAGAAATATTGCAAATACAACAACCGCACCTGCAGGATCAGTTTCTTGCTTAACACAAACAACGTCAGGTATTGAACCTGCATTTATGTTATATTATAAGCGTCGCAAAAAAGTTCAAGCTGACGAAGAAGTAATGTTTGTAGACGATTTAGGAGACAAGTGGACAGAGTTTATTGTATATCATCATGCTTTTAAGAAATGGTTAGACTGCCAGGATGGACGCGCATGGGTTGCACCAGAACATGCTGTTGCAGAAAGCCCTTATGCCGGTGCGACTGCTAACGAGATTGATTGGCGTGCAAAAGTAAAATTACAGTCAGTTGCTCAAAAATGGATCTGTCATGCTATCTCGAATACTACAAATTTGCCAAACGACATCGATGTTGAAACAGTGAAAGACATCTATATGTTAGGTTGGGAACTTGGCTGCAAGGGAGTAACTGTATATCGAGACGGTTCTCGATCTGGAGTTTTAGTCTCCACAGAAGAAAACAAAACAGAAAAAGCAGGAATTGTCGAAAGAGATGCTCCAAAAAGACCTGAAGAACTGGAATGCGATATCTACCACACTTCAGTAAAGGGTCAAAAATGGGTTGTTCTTGTAGGATTACTTGATGGCAAGCCATATGAAGTCATTGGAGGCTCTGCAGATCAGATAGAGATACCTTCTAGATTTAGAAATGGTAAACTATATAAACGAGTCTTTAAGACAAAGAACAGTAAA